GCAACTGCACCAAGTCCGCTCACCGCAGCACTCGCACCATCTCTTCTAACACTACGAGCAAAGTTTTCTAACTCACCCTTTAATACTCCAAAAAACAAAGAACTATATTTCTTATCAAGAGTCCTTCGCAGCCTCTCCACCTTCAGCCAATATGTCCCTCGCTGCGTTGCGTTCATTGATAAGTTTTAATTTATACGACATCCTCACTTGCATCCTCATTGTTCGCTCCGTTAGGCACGTCATTTCCGTAGGGATCTTCGGAAATCTCGTCATCACGATCGCCCATATCTCTTTGTCTGTTATCGTTGCTGTTATCATCTGCTATGCTTAAGTCCATCATTACTTGTGTAATTGGCACAAGTCCTTGATTGATATAACTCATATCCCACGCACCCTCTTTCTTAGAATAGTTCATAGCTACTCTCTTCTCATCCATTGTTAGCCAGTTCGCATCACGAAGAGAACGAACCATCCTCTCCATATCTTGTTGCATCTCAGGTAACGCAGTAATGTCAAAGTCAATGAACACATCCTCCCCAAATCTTGGTACAAGCCATTTGTTCAACTCATCTCTCAACGAGCAGCACATTGGCATAATAGTATTGGTGATAAGGTCACGCATTGCATTTTGGTAGTTGTTGTAAGATGACGTATCAACATCAAATAACACCGCTGGCATACCAAACACCCTACACCATTGATGCAAACTCATCTGCATTGTTTTCACCAACTCCATATCTACCGATGATAGACCAAAGTTTAAATAGTCCCAAGGAGTTTGCAATACCGCAACCTTGCCTTTATTATCCACGGTGTTGATGTCCTCATTCACCGCTCTCTTAATTATATTTGCTTGCTCGATTGTGAAGTTTGGCACTATCGTTCCTAATGGCTTCGGAGTGATTGCACCCTTCGCTCCACCATTTGCTGCCATCATCGCACTCGCATCAGCAGCATTGTTGCTCATACGAAGTGTTTTATATGCAGCACGTAATGGTGACAAGCCACGCAAGTGCGTTCTTGTGGTTGCATCAAAGTCTGGGTTCCAAGTTTTCCAAGCACATACTTGGTCTTTAGGAATATCTATTCCTCTGTCCACCATAAGTCTATACCCAACGAGTCCGTAGAGGTCGTTAGGGTCGGGGTAGATGTCCAAGAAATGGGTTGGAAGTACGTTAAGTTCAGCGAACTTTCCGCCCACTCTCCCATCATTGCCGTAGATGTTACCCTCTCCTGACAAAAATCTATAACCAAATAAGTTTTCGAGGAACTGGTCTTGTGCTTGGTATTCATTCGGTCTTTCTAATAGTCTCGCTAATGCAGAGTTCATCACAATATTCTCACTATATGCGTTCTTCCTCTCTATCACCGCTCTCTCAAACGCACCTTGATTGCCTAAGCCTTTTGTTAGTTGCTTATAGCGAAGTAATGATGTCCTACCCTTCTCTGTATTATTTGTTTTGTAAACGTACCACGGAATAGATGCCGCCTTACGTGCAAGAAACGACACGATGCTATACACATCGGCATTTCCTAAATATCCCTCATAGACATACTTGCCATTCTCATATTCTTGTAACAATGCACCATTGATGCCTCTAATATTAGTCGTTACGTTCTGATTCGGGTCTAAACCCTTTTTCTTGAATATGTCTAATAAACCCATTTATTTTATATTGCACCCCAAGTAACACTTGGGATAGTTAATTTACTAAATATGCCATATCTTAATGCGTCAAGGATGTGGTCATTAAATTTTACTGGTGCATCAAGTTTATTCCCATTCCTATCTGTTTTCCAACGATAGTTTTTTATCTCCTTTAACAAATTTACACTATCTTGGTGAATAAACAATGGTGTCGCTTTTACAGTCTTAATTCCCTCCGTCACATCTTTGTTAGCTGGTTTGGCATTGAACCCTCCCCTCACTATACTCTCTATCGTTTTTGGCTCGGCAGCATCACAATACAAATCATCCCACTTTTCTATGCCTAATGTCTTTAGTCTGTCTATCACATCGTCAGTTGTCATCTTTGGCTCATATATTAACTCTTGACAATACACCGCATCTTCGTGGAACACAACCTTCACTAATGCAGTAGGCACGTTAAACCCAAAGTCCAATCCGTACACCACCTCTCCATCCTCTGGCATCTTCTCCGTTGTTTTCCAATGCGAGTATATCAAGTCTTGAGAAAGTCCACGTTCACCCAATCCATAGATAGTCCAATAGTTCGGATCTGCATCTTTCAATCTTTCCAACTCGGCTATCAACTCCGCTGGTAAGAATGGGTTATCACGGAAAGTTGTAATATGAAAATCTGCATCATCTCTTGGAATAACACTATCGTAAATCCAAGATGATAAGTCAGAAGGGTTATAGTCAATCACTATCTTACCCTCAGTTCTCATAATCAACTGCATCCAAGCCTCATAAGTCAATTCGTTCGCCTCATTGCAGAATAAATACTGCCTTGCACGACCACGAATCTTTTGAGGTTGATCTGCCGATACAAACTCCACTATATTGCCATTCAAAGAATAAATCTGGTCAGTCTTGTTGTGATTGTCCTCACTATAAATCCCAAGACGAGAAAGTATATCTATGAAATCACGTAGAACAGTTCCTTTAATGCTCGGAAGCGATTGCCTCACAATCGTTAAGGTCTTGCCATTCTCTTGTAATAACTTAACAATGAACCAAATTAAGATATTATAAGTTTTACCACTACGAGAGCCTCCTTGCATTACACTTATCCTCTTCTGCGACTCCGTTAGTATTTCAAATATCTTGTTAGTCTTAAGTGTTGCATCCATTTTAGGAAAAATTAAAATTTTAGTTTGCTATTTCGAGTTGAAAAGTATGTTATAAATAGGGGGTCATCGTATATACAAAAGTTAGATGGTCAAAAGTTGGATGTCAAAAGTTTCGCTTTACCCCGCCCCAGGCTGATCCTTTTTTCTTATGTACCCCCTCATTGTATCCCGCCCCTGTTCGGTCGACCTTTGCCGCTTTTCGCTTAGAATAAACATTATGTTAAGTAACCTCACAACCCGTTGATTATCAGCCCCTCCCCTACCCTATCAATTAACCAGTACTTCCTCTTTTACCATTTGCGGCTTGACTACCTCGATTGATACCTGATTAAGTTGGCCCTCGATCTTGCTTTCAACCTTTTGTGTTGGCATACCAAGAAAGTAACTCATATATAATTTAATAGCGTTCATGTCGCCGTCAAGTATCTTTTGATTAAGTACCTTAAAAGCCGTTTCCGCCATTGGGGTGAGTTTCTCAATAATTGCCTGTTCATCCATACGTTTTGGGCGACCACTGTTCGGTCTTGGTCCACCCCATTTACCTTTAGTTTTGTTTTCAGTCTTGGTATTGTCTTGGTTTTCCAACATTTGTTTATATAGTTTCTTTGTTGTCTTGCTTAAATTCTATCAGCTCCATGTTATGAGTTAAGCCATTACTTGCCGCTTTCTCTCTCTCATAAATACGAAACTTTACCCAACCGTTTACCTTATTAATAGTATTTAAATACTCGATAAAGTCGGGCGCATTAATGTTGAGTATTACCTCACCTTTCCTTTGCTTACTTATATAATAGCCTTTCTTATTCATTAATACCCTAAAATTACAAGTAAACCAAATTAATTGGTTAATATATTTACTAATATTATGTTGATAACTAACTATTTATAGAATATATAAATAAATATATAAAAAAAGATATAAAAATATTTGGATAATATTAACAAACTGCATTATATTTGTATAAACAATTAAAATAAAACACAATGAAAAAAGCACTTTTGATCTCAGCGTTATTTTATTCAGTTATCGCAGTTATTACCCTTATTAATTGGAATTTAATTTAATCACATTTAAAAACAAAAACAATGAACACATTTTACGCAACTACCGAACAAGCTGAACAAATTAGCGGTGCAAGTATTACAAGCAATTGTGCTTGTGGTCAATCTTATGCCATTTTGGTTGACGAAAACACAAAGGTTATTATTTGCGACTGTTGTCACGATAATTCATCTAAAAAAGAACAATATTTATGAAAAAAGACATTAAAGAAACAATCATATTCTTTGTGGTAATTATTGCCGCACTCAAATTGGTTAATATTATTGAACAACTTTAATATTTTAAATTATGCTACACAATCTCAAAACAAAACAGATCCACAAAATTGCAAATTTATTGTCTAAGGGATCAACTAACGCCAAAACTGCTAAGAATGAATTAGAGACTTATATAATGTACTTAGCACCCGCAACAATGGTTGACGGGGTTAATATGTGTCCTTTTGCTTCACCTGAATGTATTGCTTTATGTTTGAACACTGCGGGTCGCGGGGTATTCTCTAACGTCCAATTGTCAAGAATTAAGAAAACTGAATTTTTCAGGGATCAACGCGAACAGTTTTACATTCAGCTTGGCAATGAATTATTGAAAATACATGACACTGCAATAAAGCAAAATAAAAATATTGCTATTCGTTTGAATGGTACAAGCGACGTCGACCATTTAGGGTTATTGCTTCGTTACACTGGTATTAATTTTTTAGATGAATTTTACAGCGATTTAATTTTTTATGACTACACTAAAAATATCAACCATGTAAAAAAGTATAAAAACACATCCTATCATTTAACTTTTTCCCGTTCTGAGTGCAATGATAGTACAGTGGATCAAGCTATTAAATTAGGCGTTAACATTGCTGTAGTGTTCCGTCACGAATTACCCTCAACTTACAAAGGTTTGCAAGTAATTAACGGCGACCTGAGCGACCTTAGGATAAATGATCCAAAAAATTGTGTTGTTGGATTAATTGCGAAAGGTAAGGCAAAAAAGCAAATTTCTAATTTTGTAATAAATTAAATTTTATGGATAAAAGTATGTTAGAGTTAATTACTGAAATTTTCGATAAATCAAAGGTAAACTGATGAGCATTTAATATGCGAAAAAAAGCCACATAATTTATGTGGTTTTTTATTTACCAAAATTTCAATTTTATGCGAATTATTACAAACAAATTCAAAACTAAATGCGCGGGAACATTGCGCGTAATTATGCCAGGTGAAAGTATCTTATTGGACGGAAAAAAAGCTTATTGTATTCATTCAAATGAATATAAAGCCTACCAGGATCAACAGAATGAAGCAATAGCCATAAAGCAATTTATTGAAGCTCAGGAAAATAGCTATTTTGATAAATTTTGCAGCTTGAATAACATCTAATTAAATTAGATGCAATTTTAAGCCAATTTCAGCCAATTTAAACCAAAAGTAATATGTTGATATAGATACGCAATAAAAGTCCGTAATAAGGCTTAAAATAGCCTTAGAATTGAATTATATAAATTTACTATATGATAATGTGTATTTGGTACACAAAAGTCAATGTGTACTTTGTACGCAAAGTCAAAACCGATATGCCTATGCCAAAAAATCCCGCCAAAAACCCTATGCAACAAAAACCTGCCAAAAAACCCATCAAATCCCGCCAAAAAACCGATAAATCACCAAAAACTTTTCGTATGAACACAGAATTATTGCGCCAAAAATTTGCTGAACTAATTATTGAATTGACTGACGCTGATCTTGGCGAAGTGTCAAACATTTACGAAGCAATTGATACAATCATTGCGGAGGTTACTGAATAGTAACCCCAAAAACCCGTTTGAGCGCAGCGAAATCGGCAGCAAAAACCCCATAAAATTATTTTATATCAACCCCAAAAACTTCCAGTGCAGCTTTTACTTTGGTAAACTCTACCCCGTAAGGTATTGTTACGCTAAAAGTGAAATCTTGTTTCCAGTTCTTCGTAATGTAATTAGAGCATTCATTCACCATCTCGACAAAAACCCCATAATCTGTGTCAATCATATCATTTGACACACGGACTGAGTTCATCACCGTTGCGTGGTCCCTCCCCGACAAAAACTCCCCAATAGCCAAAAGTGAAGCATTGGTATGCAAACGACTCATATAGCAAAATAAATGCCTCGCCATTGCGATTTCTTTCATTCTGCTCTTTCCAATCACCTGATAAGATGGTACACCAGTTACCTCAACTACCGCTTCCATTACATTACTTAAATTCACCATATATATACTTTTTAAAATAATTTACAATGTTGATAACTATCAATAAAAACCTAACAAAAAAACTTAAACATAAGTTACACATTTAGACTGAAAGCAGAGAATCTTCGATTTCTCTGGTACACAATAACACGATATTCACGATTTTCCTTACTCCACCCACTCCTATATTTTTTTGCCAAAAAAAAGGTGGGCATAGAAAAAACATAGAAAAATCGTGTAAATCGTGTACCGAGCTGATTATCAGCACTTTAATCGTGTACCAATCGTGTACCAATCGTGTACCCAAGACCAAAATCGTGTACCCAAATCTACTTTTTGTATCATAATACTTGTTCTATCAAATCAGTCTCTACAAACTTCACACATTTTTTGTTGTTATGAGCCTTCGATCGCGTACTTTGGTACACGATTTTTAAAATAGTACACGATTCGTCAATTGCCTTTGAAAACCTTTTCATCGAGTATTCTTTCTTCTCAAAACCAGTCATATTTAGAAAATCATTATACATTTGCTCCTTACTTATCCACACTCCCTTCTCTTCAATGACCCCCAAAAAGTACTCTAAAAACTCTTCAGAGAACTGGACACGGACTTGTTTCCTTAGCAATTTATCCGAATTTTCGACTGCCAAAACCCCACTTTCAAGGTATATCTGAACGCAGTTAAACATCAGATTAAAAAACCTATTCCACTCATCCTTATCCCAATCTTCAAATAACTTATGACCAAATACATCCTCAGGTGTCTTACCAGCACCAAAGTATGGCGAAAATTCAAATACCTTCTGCCTTCTCTTAGCGTGGTTGCCCATATTAGGGATGGTATAATTGGTGGTGAACATAACCTTTGGACTATCCTTATAAGGGATAAAAAGCTCATCTTTGTTTTTCTTTTCGACCGTTATGCCTTCGGTTATAATACTATAAAAACCCTCAAAATCCACGTTGCGTCTCGTATCTTCAATCGCAAGAATCCTTGTATCAAGATCAACCCTTTGAAAAGCAAAATTTTTATCTACCTTAAAGTTCTTACCATCCACACGTACCAGGTTACTAAGATGACCAAGAGCCTTTACAAAAATCCCCTTACCAGTTCCTCCACCATTAGCCTCATTCTCAGTCTCTTCAGCAAGGATAACCGAGAAGGGTCGGGATGGGTCTTTATAGGTATGTAATAAGTACCCAATCAGCGTGATGGCATACATCAACCTTTCGGCATCTTCGCCACTGATATAATTCAAAAATTTATAATATTCAATCTCCCCAAGTTTGATCGAGCCATCATCAACATAAATATGGTGGTCGATAATTTGTGTTTTCCAAACAAATTTGTTTAATTCACCATACGTTTTAAGTTCTATCTTATTCTTACTAACGCAAACCACACCATTTTTAAATGGAAAGTAAGAGGTGTCTTGAGTGTCTTGCAGAAAATTTATATCTGCCCTATCAAAAAACTCAAAGAAAGCATCACTAAATAAAGCTGATGCACCCCTATAAATATGCTCTAATAAATCTTGAGGGGTAATTCCACCATCAAAGCTATCTGGTAGCCTATCAATATAATCCTTTATGAAGCGTTTTATTTGCTCTGTGGAGGACTCTTCTACAAAACCATCCTTTATCCTTACAAGTCGATAAATCGTGCTATTTTCGTCATAAAAATAAAGCCTAAAGCCTCCTACTGTGGTTAGAAACACTTGCAACTTATATCTATTAATTGTTAGTCTATCTTGTTCCGACACATCCCAAAACGTACATATCTGCTCACCCCATCTATCTTCAAGGTTTTCCACCATTTCGGTTGCATCCGATACGCTCTTGCGATGCGATTGGACAAGTAGCGACACCAATTCATCTTTGGTTGCTCCGTTCTGCTTCTTATTAAATAATGTTCGCTCTAACTTGTCTGAGGTTTTTTTTTCTCCGTAGCCTTGCTCTAAGAGTGCCTTAGCTGCTTTCTTAAAATCAGAATTATGTTCTAAAATAGCATATACAATAGCGGGTCGGTAACCCTTCTGAGGGGTAAATGGTGTGTTTACACTAAATACGCTAAATAGTCCTAACCCTTTATTATACGATCCACTATGCTCTGCTTTGCTACCTGGTCTAAGATAATATACCCTATCGCTATTTTCCTTAACTATTGTCCATCCGTGCGACTGGAGTAATGCCGATACATCACCTCGCTTGTTATAATCCTCAAATGGAGACACACCATAATCCTTCGTGCTTGGTCGCTGATGCGCTTCTATTATCTGCTCCTCCACAATCTCATTAAACGAACGCATTATCTCAAACAATGTGCTGCGCTCTTCAGAGGTAATAAAATTAATACCTTTCTGAACAATGGTATAGCCATCACTTGGAGGCGCAACCACATACCCAGCCTCACCTCTTGTCTCTATAATGCAATATGTTTTGATTTGTGGGGATGACTTTAGCTCTTCAACAATTGGCATCCTTTGTGCTAACTTCTGGTTGCCTTCTATCTCTTCACATTTGTAGTAAAGATGATAGCCATTACTCTTGGTATTGACAATATGAAGTTTTGCGAAAATATCTTGAGGTATCTTATTCTTAATTTGTTCCCAAAGCGGGAACGTCTCATACTTTGTATCTATATCAATAACCTCAAGTCCTCCGCTAACCGCTCCGCAAATTACTGCAATGCCTTTGGCTCTTGGGTCTGCCAATTGCCTCTCAAGCTCATCTTTAGTTATTTGCTTAGATTGATATTCCTTCCAAGGGAAGATGGCTTGTTTCTTATCATTAACCGCAATAACATTAACTCCAAAGTCTAAGTATTTAGTGTGCATTAATTAAACATTTTTATGACAATATACATCTACATCTTCAATAGACCTAACTACTCTGCTATGTACTTGGTGGCTATTTAAGACTTTCATTACATACTCTTGTAGTGGCGCAACCACACCCACATCGTTCTTAACTTCGAGGAACATCACCACCCCTTTGCGAATGCACATAAGGTCAGGGATGCCATTCATTGACGAACTGATAATCTTAACGACCAACCATCCGTGCTTGGTTAGTCTATTTTTAATTTGTGTTTGGAGTTGTGATTCTTTCATATTATTTTATTTGCAACCATCCTTGGTCAACGAAAAATATTAATTGTGTTGGTGCTATTAATCCATTAAAAACTGGCACTTCAAATTCAACTTGAGGTATTGTGTTGTTGTCCGTTGTAAATGGCACACTACCATACAATGTGTCCTTATCCATATAACACACCCATCTTACAAAAAGCATTGCAATCTCGTCTTGTGTGAGTTCATCCAAAGGTATTTGAAAATTCACGAAAAAATCCGTTCTAAGATGTCCAACCTCAAAATATGCTTGTTGGTGGTTGGCTGAGTAATCTGAGTACCAGAAGCATCTCAAATCTTCTACTTGGCAATTAATGCTGTAAGAATCATCTTGTAGTCCTAAATACTTTGGTAGGTAGCTAATCGTTGCATCGAGTTTGCGTGTTAAGTGTTGTTGTTGTGACATAGTGTTTGAGTTTGTTTAGACAAATATAGTAACGCAAATGTTACAAAGAAGTTAAAGACCAAAATCTTTTTTAAAGTATTGCAAAGTATAGTCCTTCTTATCCATAACCGCCTTGTATATCTTATCCTCTATCCCACCTTCGCTAAATATCCAATAAATCTGCGCCTCTTTGGTTCTATCCTTGGTCTGAATCCTTGCTCTACTTTGCCAGTAAGATGTTGCACTAAAGTCAATGTTATAAAACACAAGAGCATCAGCCGTTGCTAAATTCACCCCTTCCCTTCCACTCACTATCTGAGATATAAAGCACCCATCATTGGCTTTGTTAAATTCGCTTGGATCTTCATAGCATTTCCCCATCACCCATTTAAGTGCCATTCGCTCTGCTGCGAATTTATAAAATATGGCGATTTTTTTACCTTGGAAATATTGCTTGATAAACTCTGCCTTGGTATAGTCAATTACTTTTGCATCTCTTATTGGCGCATCTATAATCACCGATCCACTATAAATCTGATGGAGTTTGTTCATTAGCTTTACGGCAGTATCACCAAGTACAGACCTTCCTTCTTTATTTGTAATTACTTTGTCGATACGAAGCCTCTCTGCAAACTTATAGGTTGTGTCCTCCATCTTAACGTAAAGCACGTTCTCCTTTACTAATTCTGTGAAACCAGCTTCTTCTTGGGTAAAGGCAAGGAATAAATGGTTCGTTTTTTCTTCGATAAGTTCTCGCTTTGCCATTGAGTAGTCATTAATCTGTTTACCATACAAATATTTTTTGCGTATCTCAACGTAATCTCGTGACCAGCCATAAAAATTTTTGTAATCTTTAAAAGGACTAAAAGACGATACCCAGGTTTGATGGTAGATTTGAGAAAAACTTTCGGGAGTCGGTGTCCCCGATAAGTAGATAATAGGAAGTCCATTACATATTCGTTTTAATTCTTTTGCTCTAAGCGATGGTGTTGGGAATGCTCCTAAGCTATGTGCTTCATCAATAATTATAAGGTCAAATTCATCATTCACATTATGTAGTTGCTCATAATTTGTTACATAAATCTCCAAATTTAACCCTAACTTCTTGGCTTGTGCAATGATGTCATCGATGGCTTTTTTCTTTGTAACGAATAATACCTTCTTTGCACCAAACTTATGAGCGGTTGCAAAGGCGGTCAAAGTCTTGCCAGTCCTTACCTCCATTGCAAGATAGACCAACCCATAATCGTGCAATATCTGAGTTGCCTTATTGGACAACTCAATTTGATAGTCTCTTAGGTGCATCATTTATTATTTTAAGAGCATCTAACAATCCTTTGACATAATACAAATCATTGATATTCTTGCTTTCCATTTTCTCATCAATCATTTTGATGATGGTGTCGTAGGCTTCTTTAAGGTTGTTATTCATTTTCTAATGCTTTGTTAATTAGTAATTGTATTTTTTCTCCAATTTCATCTGAGAATAACGAACCAGTTACATAATTTTTACCTTCATAAGATAGTGTAATCATTGTTACACCAGTTTCTAACCATTCAATCTTAATGTTCATAAACTATCTTTTATACGTTGAAGATATAATGCTTGATCCAGACATTCTTCTATTGCGTGGTCAATCCATTGCTTAACCTCTAAATCTGTTCTGTCAAGGGTTGTACCATACTTGCGAATGCCAGTCTCGGAGCGTGAACGGAGTAGATGCGCAATGCGATACACTACTGTGTCTTTGTTGTCTATTGTTACGAAGTCCATAAATTACTTTTTATGTTTTAAAGTGTAAGATAATTGCCTCGGCTTGGTTGTTTCGTTCATATAAAGCCAAAGCTGATGGGTTGCTTGGAATAGTGTCCAATAGCTTAACACCTCACTAATTGGCTTGGTGATTAACTGCCAACCCACTCCTTGTATTGCTCCACCTTTGCCAGTTGTTCTTGTCTTGGCATTGAGCCACAATATGCCTACCTCATCAATGCTTCTTACATCCGTTGCAATCTCGCTAAGCAATTCGTAATAAGCTGACAACTGTAACCAGTAGCTATCTTGAACCGAGTTAGATGTTTTGATGTCAAGCAGTATTCTTTTTCCGTTTAGGCTAATTACCCTATCTAAAGTACCCGCAAAACCCAGCTTTTCGGAAATAAAATGCGCTTCCATCATCTCAATTTGTGGCTTGTGGTTAACGGAGAAGTCAACATACCTTTCAAACATTGACCACTCAAGGTTCTTGTACGTTGGGAAGCCATTAGCGTCTAAATAAGACACTTCCTCACCCATATCATACCTTTCGGTCAATGCGTGTACGTTAGAGCCTCTACGACCAGCCTCATCACGGATGGTGTCGGCATCACCTCCCATTTCTTTAAGCCATTTGTAAAATTCTGCACCCTTTGGGAAGCATTCTAAGATTGTGGTAACTGATGGTACATAACCACCAGATGGGGTGGCATAAAATCTTGAGTCGAGAAACTCAATTCTGTTCTTGTTCAAGTCGATAGTATAATTGTTCATAGTTAAAAGTTTATAAAGTTTGATAAAAAAGACCCCAACGTAGACACATTAGGTCGTATGCTACACTAATGAAAAACACTAATTTATTGATTAAAAAGAATGGGGTGGGATGCATCCCTAAATGCGCTCTTGCGCAACCCCCTATACAACCCCTAACACTAAAATGGTGTATCGTCTCCCTCGTTTACGTCTTGGAGGGTAGGTTTAATCTTTGGTAAGATATTATCTTTTATGTAATTCTCCAAATAATCCATTCGCTCGGTATCATCCCAAATGTCAACTCCTCTAACTTTTTTCTTAACCATTGGAGGTAGATCACGTGGGTTGTCCTTAGTCCAAAAATGCTTCAGACCTTTACCATTTTGCGAAATGAAAAGTACGCTTTGCTTCTTGTCACCATCCACAATTAACTTAGGTGATAAGGTAATCACCTCACTTAATGTTGCATTTGGAATGGCTTTAAGAAATGATGTAGCATAGCCTGATGAATATTTCATCTCAAGGTTATAACTACCTTCCTCATCTTTAAGGACAAGCACCCAAGACTTTCCATACTCAGACTCTTTGGTCTTGATGTCTGTAAGCCATCCACTTAGTGAGTCATAAAACTCTTCGTGGACTTCACGACCCATCTTGTTAACACGAGATACTGATTTCTCGGTAGGTGAGGCGAACTGGCGCACAAGTTTACCATTAGTAATACTTAAAAACACTCCTTTCGATTGACTTTGATTTAGTCCCATTTTTACTTGTTTTTGTTGTTATGAAAATAATTAATCTTTGCGTTATATTTTTCTATGAGTTGAGTCATTTTCTCGTCAAAGGTATAATTCATAAAATGCTTATTATACTTTTCATTCATTTCATTAAGCCTCAAAAATATGTGTTTTGCATTAGGCTCAGTCATTTCGTGAATATACTTTAACATCTCATTGTATTCTAACCAAAATTCTGGTGGTAAGACATATTTTGCGTTAGTATGTTTGCGTTTTTCTTTAATTGGTTTATTGAATTTCTCTGGTACGAAAATTACACTAAATGTAATTAACAGAATCACCAGTATTGCTATGTACTCCATAGTTTTCTAAAGTTTTAATGATTTTTAGGTAGTTGTTAAGATTGATATTCCCACCAGTCTCCGCTCTAAAAATAGTCTGCATTGTTACATTAGCCATCTTAGATAATGTTTCACGAGATAATCCTTTCGATTCTCGCAATGCTCTCAGTTTGTCTTTAATTAAAATTTCAGTCATTGTGTGTTTATTTGTTATGACATCAAAGTTATATGATTATTTTTAAACCACAAAATATATATGTTAAAAGTTTGTGAATGTAATAAAAAACCCCCAAGTAGAAACAAGGGGGGAATTTGACCATACCGTATTTAAAACAAATCAAGGTTCACCATTCTGCAATGGTATATCTTCCGTGTTATCTATTCTTCTATAACCCTCGTGCCATAAGGTTTTGGTGAGGATAATGCTTTTGCGTACAACCTCCTCCTCGCTATCTTGGGGCGAGATTATGTGACATAGTTCGTGTAGAAGTATCTCTAAAGCCTTGCGACCCTTGAGCCGAATGTCTATCTCAATCAACTCATCGCTATGAGCCAACCCCCAAGCCTTTTGCTTACCTAACTTGCTATATTGGACTTTTATCCTTTTCACTTTGCGGTTGGGATTAGTAAATGTCGCTTTTGTTTTATTGTAGCACTACCAAGTCTTTTACGTGATATACTTGCACAATTACCACATCTATACAACTCGTATGTGTTTGCACTTGTGTTATAATGTTTCCATTGATCTTCTAAATCACTACTTCCACAAGATGGGCATCTATGCTCTGTCTCATCCAATATATATAACCCCATATTTGGGTGTGGCTTGATCCAAGGTCTAATTTGTAAATATGTCTCCTCAAGTATTCGTACGTCTTGTACGTTATATTCCTCCATCTCTTTTAGTGCGTTCCTATCACCTTTCATACAATTATCCCACAACTCAAAGGATGTCTCTTTCTTTCTTTCCAGGTTGAGCAATTTGTTGACGTAGTCAAGTTTATTACTGGTAAACCCAAACTGCCTTCTTATATGTACCAAAGTATCGATAATTTGATAAGGAAGTGGAGGATGTAAATCATTTAAAATAAATCGTGAGTTAAGTTTTGGAATATCAAATTTAACTGCGTTATGTGCAATTACAATATCAGCTTCATTTAATAACTTCCAAATCCCTTCTATAATGCGTTTATCATCTTGTTTTTTTACTTCCTCAGGCTTTAATTTGGCACTATACACCTTATCTTCGAATAGCCACTTAGCTGCCCACGTTAAGCAAAACCAATCACTTTTAATTTGATGCGTTCCTACGTTCTGATTCCAAATGCCCCAAACGTAGGCCGATATGGGCGCAGTCTCAATGTCAAGGATCAGCACTTTTGCGGAAGTTTGGATTTTCTCCATTCGGTTATTGGTTGTGTCGTAAGTTAGTGGCTTTTGATGTGTCCTATCTTTCAAAAACTTGCGTTTTCTTTCGCCTTGTTGTCCTCTATAATAGCAAACCTTTTGCCTCGCATTCTCAAACTTTGGGAACATACCCTCATTCTCCTCAAAAATCTTCTTGGCAAGAGTATAGGTTTTCATATCGGGGTATAACCTAAGATACTCTTTAACTATTTCAGTATTTTTCATTTGCGTCTTGCTATGTAAACAACACCGCCAATTAAAATAATCCACGCCCAAGTTAGTAATGCGCCTTTCCTCCACCATCTAAGCATCTTCTCATTTGCCTCGATGTTCTTCTTTGCAGACTCATACACCTTCTTATACCTATCTACGTAAATCTTCTTTGATACTATAATGATACTATCCTTGCAAGGCTCTAATACCTTCTTTATGCGCATTCTATCAATGTAATGCGTATCATTGAACCATTGGTATAAAGTGTCTGCTATTCTCTCAACTATCAAGGAATCCTTGACAATTCGAATAGTGTCGTGTACATCATTGGTAATAAAAACCTTCTCAATCTCTTGTGGGTTTCTTTCAAGATATCTCTCAATCTTTTTAGTAGTAACGCAAGATGGAAGCAATAAGAATAGCAATAAATATTTCATACTAATATATTAAATAACACATTTGTTTTAGATACTCTATCACTTATTCCATTAAAACCGCCATTCACTCTTTGCGATACTCTACGGATTGTTGCAAGGTCAACCCCTTGGTCGCATATTGTCCAAAGTTTATTTTTCTCGAAGAACCAAGCTGCACTTGTTAGCGGATATTTGGTTGCAACTAAACTTGGGTCATCCATAATTTTAGGATCACCAATATAATCGGAAAATGCTTTAAAATTAACTCTTCCAGTTAATTGAATATAACCCGCACCACGAAAATTCCACCCATCATTACTTTTTAATCTATTGCCCATTCGCCCATTATAAACCATATTCGCAATGGCTTGTGGTCGCCTTGCATAAAGAGGGGCAGTATTCTTATCAAAATACTTTGGAAAGACTTTGAGTAGTCCTTCGGTTGAGTAGTTAAGGTTCTCCCTAACAAAACGAAAATTCCCACTCTCGTGTGCAACTTGTGCTAAGAAGTGGGTGAGCCTAAAGGAGTTGGTGATGTTAAAATCTTTCATAACATCACCTAACTCGTTTAAGACTTGTATGGGGATTTTATTGTGCAGTTTGTTCAGCATCCTT